GTGTGCTCTTCCGATCTAAAGGTACGCTACTGACCCCTTTTTAACGTTTCCCAACGCACTTTTAACAGTTATAAACACTTTGTGGCACGCTTTTTGCTATGGGTCGCAATTACCAAAATTTAACACATTGCGCCCGACTTTGGCACGGTTTTTGTTATGCGTGTGCGCCCGTGAAATTGTTTAACGTGGAACACCGCCACACCGAGGCACAAAATAAAATGTTTCACGTGGAACACTGTTAAACAAAGTTAAAAGAATAATTTAACACAAAATAACACACCAAACGCTTGTAGGTAAAATAAAATGCGTACATTTGCATCGTGTTAAACAATTAAATACTTATCAAAATGAAAACAACAGATTTAATTTTAGAAAATCAGAAAGTCTTGAACGCAATGCAAGAAATGTTATTGTATACAAAGGAACACGTTGAATTTTTGGCGGCTGGTTCGCCCGAAATGCGCACAAACCTTGAAAGCATCGCCAAAAGCCTACAAACGGGTGTGGATATTTTAGAAAATCAAATCGTGTTTAACCGTGATACATGCATCAAGTTTGCGAAAGAGTGCGCTTGCAAAAATCAAGCATACGACTTTATCGTAACTGAAAAACTTATCGGGCGTTTCAAAACCTTTTGTGAATGTTACCCCGACAACCTGTATATCGGTTTAACGGGCGTTGAAATAATGAAAGACAAATAACAATCAGCAAGCGAAAAGAAAAGGCGGTAACAATCAAGTTTCCGCCTTTCTTTTTGTCCTGTCTTGCAGTTACTCAATATAAACGCCGTCAGACAAAGCCGTGTATATCATTTCTTGTTCCTCTGTCAGCATTTCGGCGGTGTGGATAGGTGTAACATCATCGAACACGTTAAACCCTCTGAAATCGCCTAAAATGCCCGTTTGTCTGTCATTGTTTCGCCCGTTGCTTGCGCTTTCGTACCACTTGCAGTAAATGTAAGGTTCTAACCCGTAATATAACATTTCGTTCCAATCATCGCCGCCCACGGTTTTAACTTGGGTGCTTGGTGAAAGGTATATTATTTCGCTGCTTGGTTCGGTTTCCTCAACTTGAAATACAACGCCATTGCAGGACAAAAGCGAAACCCCGTTGCCCGTTACCACGTTTATAACGTACTGCAAAGCTATCGTTTTACCTGCATAATCGGTATTGAGTGTTACAAAGCCTGCAAACGGCAAAAAGATTTGTATTTCGCTTTCGTAGTCGGTGTTGTCCTCATTGTGCGCTGGTACTACCGCCGTACCGAAATCAAGCGTTATTTTGTCTTGCGCTGGCTGGTGGCAAGATACGCCCGTGTTGTAGTTGCCGCATCGTATTACATCGGTGCTGCTTGCGCCTATGTTGGTGTAAACACGGCGTATGCGGTTCACGTATGCGCCCAAATCAATGTTTTCGTAAATCGGGTATCCCGTTTCGGGGTCGGTGTCCGTTACCTTGAAAAACCGTTTGCCGCTAAACTCTGCCAACTCATCAAGCGTTACCAAATATACGTTTATTGCGCCGTACTGCTCGCCTACAACTGCAACGGGCGTTGCGTTGCCTTTGATAGTGATATGTTGCCAATCGCCTACCGTAACGCTGCCCGTTGCCGTTCTTTTGTCCTCTGCCACGGTTAGCGGCTGTTTTGTATGGTTCGCCGCCAAAATGTCGAAATAGGGTGCGTCGTCAAAATCCGTGTTAGGGTTCGCCACTAACTTAACCTGCAAAGTTTCGCCTTGTTGGATATATTCGGGTGGTGTTGTTTCAAACGTGCAATTTGTTATGTCGCTGTAAATGAAAACAACACGTTCAAACGTACCCGTCAACGTAACGGGTTCGGCGGGGTCTATATCGTTCACGGTTGCACGTGCCACGCTATCGTACTGCATCACCTCAACTTGCATTGAAACGGTTTTTTTCGTTCCGTCCGTGCTGGTGTAATTTACAGACGGGTTTATAAACCTGTTTGCCTGTCCCTTGCCTGTCACCTCAAAAGTTGCTACAACGCCGTCAAAACTATGTTTTTCGGTTGTTCCTGCAATGTTGTTTGTAACCGATAATTCGGGCGTTGTTTCGCTTTGGCTCGTTCCCGAAATCGTTACGCCTGTGGTTAGGTCGGCAAACTCAACATCGCCAATTTCGCACGTTGCTGTGTGTCCGTCAGACGCTACCTCGAAATCTTTGTTATTCGGTGTGCCGTAATGCGTCATAAATTGAACACTTGCTTTTTCTATCCTGTAACCCTCATCAGCCGTTAAGGTCAAAACGCATTTGTCGTCTGTGGGGTTTACGGGGTCGCTGGTTGCGGTCGTGTTCGGCACGTTGTTCGTTATCGTAAACGTGGGTTCGGGTTCTTGGGCGGTTGTTTCGCCGTCAAAGGTTAGTTGGGTGTCCTCTGCAACATTTGCAATGTCCTTTGTTGCTTGTGTTCCGTCCTCATTCAGATTTAACGGCACCTGCCCCAACTGCCCAAACTCATTACGGTACGCAACTTTCGGGGCTTCTGTAAACCGCCAACCGTCCTCACTCTTTAATGACACTTTCCACGTGCCATTATCGAACACGCTGCCATTATCTTTAACGTGCTGGATATTCACAACAAAGTTTGTAGGAAAATTGTTTTCTGCCATATCCTTTTAATTTTCGGTTGTTCCTTTTAATGTTACCATAATGATACCTCCCGTTTCATTGAGTAACCCTGTATTTGCAAACGGTACTTTCTCAAAATTCGGGGTGCTCTTGTAAACCGTTTCACGGTTTGAAATATACGGGTTGGGGTTGTCGCTTTCAGATACACGCCCCGTTGCCGCCAAAATTTCGGTTTCGTAGGTTTTAAGTACATCCACACGCAAACTTAATTCGTAGGCGTTGTTTCCCTCAAAACTTACCCTATCCACGAAATAATAACGCCCCAAATCGGGTATGTAACAATAATTGAAAGTCGGTCGGGGTTGCTTTCGTAGTGTGACGGTCGGGCGCAACACATCGAAAGTTTGCCGCAAATCTCCCTCAATCGCCGTAAACTCGCCCAACTGCTTGTTTACCGTGTTCGGGTGTCCGTTGTATGAATAAAAGTTTATCGTTGTCATATCGGTAAAGAAAAAAGCGGTGCGGTGCTCTTCACCTGCACCCACACCGCCAAAGTTAAACAATCTGATACCTATTGAGTTACTCAATAAAGAATACTACAAAGTTTTCGTTTGTATCGTTGAAATACCCAGCGTCAAACTTGTAATAGTTGTTGAAAAACTCTGCCTTTGCGTTGTAGTTCGTTGTTACCCGTCTGTCGAGATTGCAAACGCCCAACGCATCACGGTCGAACATTACGCCCAACACGCCCGAAATTTCAACGGCTTTGCTGCCGCTTTCCTTGATATTAATCTTACCCGTGCTGGCAAACTCGTAGTTTTTTCCGCTGCCCTGCCAAAAAGGTACGGTTTCGGCTTGCGGCAAAAGCACATCACCACGGTTAAACGTGTCGGAATAAAGATAGGTTTGCGCTGCCTTTGCAAAGTCGGACAAAAGTACAACGTGTAACATATCTTTCGGCGTAAATCTTTCCTTGCCGCCAACATTGAACACGGTCGAAATGCTTTGCAGGCGGTCGGCATACGTACCCATAACGTAAGACGCAAAGCGGATAAAATCGGGGTCGGTTATCGCCTTTGCAGCCGTAAGTTTTGTGCTTGCGCCTGTCTTGTCGTTGTACAACTTCAAAAGGTTTACACAACGTGCCGTGCTTGCGCTGGAAAGGTCTGCCTCTGTCATAGCACCTGCCGTTGCTCCAAACTCTTTAGCATCAGCCAACACGGTTTCCGCAATCATATTGTTAATTGTGTGCATTATCAAAGCGTCTGCCTTGATAGTCATTGACTTTTCAACGGCTGCATAAATCATCGAAATAAATCCGTTGAGTTGTGCGGCGTTGCTGAAACTTTCCTTAACCTGCCTTTCGGTGATTGATACAGGCACTTCAAACGTAACCTTTGAGTTGAAAAACTTTGCGGTAACGGTCGGTTTGTGGAACACATCTTGCGAATAGGTCTGTCCGTCCGTCAAGTTCCACGTGTCGTTTTCTTCTGCTTCGGGAACATCAGCACTTATTTTCTCCAATACGCTACCAAACTCCCACGCATCCATTAAAACGCTCGGCACTTTGCCCGCATAAGGTCGGTTTACGAAAATCACCTTTCCGATATGGTTTACAAGTGATTTAACGTAATTATCTACTGCATTTTGGTTAAACACTTCCGTGCCTAAATCCACAATGCCCGTCAAATCCTCGGCTACAATGTCAGTCTTTCCCAACACTTCACCCGATACGCTGTTAATAATCTTGTAAATCTGTTTTACATTCATATTGCTAAAATTAAATTAGTTATTCGTAAATACTCGTTGTTAATTCTCTTACAAGTGCAAAGATAATGTTTTTTCTCCAATTATCACGCCTTAACTGCAATTCTTTTGCGATTTCGGTCGAAATTGATTTGCTTGCGCCCGTTCCTTTGCTGGTTTCGGTTGTTTGGCGTTCCTCTGTGCGGTTTCTCTCATCGTTTGCGGTCTTTCGGTCGCTGTCTGAAAAATCGGTGTCGTTAAACGCCTTGTTTGCGCCCGTTTCGGTGTTGTCGGTGCTTTCCTGCAAAGTTACGGTTTCCGTCCGTTCAACGCTGCCCGTTACGGGTGTCAGTACATCGTAATCGGCTAACATCGCCGCCGCTTCACGTTCCCAGCCTTGCACGTTTACCGCAATCACCGCCGAAACAACATCGCTTGCGTTGTCGCTGGTTATGCCGCTTACAACGGTCTTGTCGCCGTACATCAGTAAGGCGTAAGCGTCTAACTTGGTCGGGTCGGTATCGCCGAAAATTGCGGCGTACTCTGTCGGGTATTCAGTCTTGAAAACCGCCTGGAATATCCCGTTACCCTTTGTAAATAGTTCGCTGTATTTCATTGTTTATCTTTGTTTTCTTCGTTTTCTTCTGTTTCCTCTGTTTCCTCTGTTTCGGTATCGTTACCGTCCGTTTCCGTTTCCGTTTCTTTCGTTTCTTCTGTTTCCTCTGTTTCGGTATCGTTCCCGTCTGTTTCGGTGTCGTTTCCGTCCGTTCCCGTTGTTTCTTGGGTTTCCTCTGTCGGGTCGGGTTCGTCTGTCGGGTCGGGGTTTTCCAAACCAGCCGCCAAAGCGTTGTAATTATCCCTTTCCAGACCCCAACTTGAAGCAAGTTTAACCGAAATTTCGGTGTCGAACATCGCATTAATTTTCTCAACTGCATTTTGTCTTTCTTTTAGCATATTATCCACATACGGCAAAAGTACGTCCACATTCATACTTACCTCGCCCAAATTGAGCCTTTCACGCTTCATATTATAATTTGCGTTTAGCCCCAGTTCGTTGTACATACTCGCTTTGTAGTATTGTATCAGTTCAATAAGTTGTGTAATATACACGCTGTTTGTGGTTGGGGCTGTCTGCATATTTACGCCTTTGAAAAAAGCGTTTTCCCCGATAATTGAAAATTCGCCGTCCTGTATCTTGCGCAAAAACTCATCGGCACTCTGTTTCGTCTTGTCATCGCTGGCACTTATCAGCATTGTAATACGGGTTAAAATGCTGGCGGTGTTCAACGAAATAAGCCCGTCAGTATGTAAGACGGCATAACGCCCGATAAGCGGCAAAAGGCTTTCGCCGTTGCTGTCATTTTCAATCAAAACCCCGTCTTTCTGTATATCGTAGGTTTTGTTTAACTTTAATGCAGGGTTCGCCACGGTGTAAAGCGTTGCCCGTCCGTAAACATCCGGTTCACCGCCTTTGCCGCCCGATAGAGCGTAAAGAACCCCGTCCACGTCGGTAACAAAAGCGTCACCGGTTGTCTGCAAAAGCCGTTCAAGTTCCTTTTGCGGTATGCTCTCCGGCAAACCCTCATACTCGAACATACTTTGAGTTTTCGCCAACGTGTTCGCAATAAATTCGGATACGGCGGTGTCTTTGTCCCTTATTTGTTGCTGGTACAACTTGTAAATGTTATCTTTCTTGCTCATCTGTCAAAACTTTAATAAGGGTTGTAAGTTCGGCCAACACTTTCGTGTTTTCCGCAATCGTATCTTTCAGATGCTCCGTTTCTTCTTGGTGTGCCTGCCTTTGTTTCACTATATACCAGAACAAAGCGCCACACATCACAATAGGAAAACCCAAACTTGAAATGATTTGAATAATAGTATTTGCATCCATATCAATAAATTTTTTAGTTCCTATTGCAAAGGTAGTTATTTATTTCGTAAAAAGGCCGGTTCGGCACGAAATTTGCACCAAACCGCCCGTAATTTTCATTTCAACGAAACTATGTTTGTCTTTGCGCTCGTGATTAAATAGTTGCGTACTATTTCACCTATCTCGTTATCTTGGTAGAAAACTTTGTCTATTGCGAAAAACCGTGCGACTTGTTGTTCAACGTAACTTGCGGTGCTTAACAACTTGCGTTTGTAGTTCGGTTTGCCGTTCATTTCCAGCGAATAAATAAGGCTGTTTTCCTCATCTTTTATCGGGGTTGTTTTGGCGTGTATGTACGTGAAACATTCGTTGCCTACTTGGATAATGTTACCTTGTAACACAACATCGTTAAACTTAATGTAGTACACAAACAACACATCTTGCGGCTTGTACTTACACGGCAAATGCGGATATACTGCAAGTTCCCACTTACCGCCTGTAATCATCTGCAAGTTTTGATTATCGAAACAAAAATACTTGTTGCTGGCTTTGTGTTGTACTATCGCGCTGCAATACTCAACCGCCACTATTGCGCCGTGTTCGCCAAAGCGGTATATATCTATCGTTCCCTGCTCCATAAACGGCACTTGCTTCAAACCCATTTCCGTAAAGTACGGGCAAAACTTGTTTACCGTGTTCCCCAGCATAAAAACCTTAACATCGTTGCGCTGGCGTATTATCGTACTCAAAAGGTTCATAAACAACATAAACTCATCGGGCAAATAATACCGCCGTGTCAAAAACTCATCAAACACAATCGTTGTGACATTCGGGTAACTGCTGCTTTTTTCGTGTTCCTGCTCTGAAAGGCAAAACCCGTAACAAAACGGGGTCGGGTCGGGTGTCCGCTTGTTTTTCTCTGCATCGTAGAAAGATAAAAACCATTTGTTCGACATATAGAACACTTCATTAAATTTGCCCTCTGTCAGTTCCTCAATAAGCCCGTTTGACACGTGATTTGCAAACAGACTTTCGGCACGTTTGCCCCGTAAATCCTCACGCCAACGGCGTATATATGACATTTGCTTGCCCGTCTTGATATAGTTTTCCAAACCATATTTTAAGGCTGCATAAGTCTTGCCGTTTGACCTTTCGCCAAATATCATGTTATAATCGGCGTTCTTGCTTAAAATCGCTTTCAAGTCGTAAAATTTCGGCTTGTCTGTCTTTGTAGTCATACTCTTATTATTTTAGTCCTTAAATTTAATACCTCGCAAATAATTTATGTACATAACCGAAAGGGAAAGGCTGTAACCTGTCGGCTCTAAATGTACGCCTGTACGTTCGTTGTAGTGCGCCGTGCTGCCTTTGTAATCGGTTATTTCGCCTTGTATCTCGTAGTCTATGTACGTGTGTATGTTTTTGCCCGTTGCCGCTGGCGGTATATCCAGATAATTAGTGAAAGCGTCAAATATACCGTTTTCGCCGTACTTTTCAATAAGATACGGTATCGCCGCCTTTTTGTTTACGCCCGACACGGTTAAACTGAAATCGTATGCCCGTCCGTTTGCTTTGAGTGCGTTCGGTTCTTGCAGCATATAGCGTTTAGCTCCCAAAGTCTTAAACCGTGTATATGTGCCCTCGAAATCCCAAACGCCCAAAGTCTTTGTTATGCCTTTTATCGTTTGCGGCTCGCAAAGGGAAAACGGCAAACCGTGGTACTTACAGGCGGCTCGCAATTTCATTTGCACCTGCATATTATACGCCTTGAAATATGCTTCGTGCGCCTTGCCGTTCATTATCTTAATGCTGTCCGTGTCGCTGTATATGTAATCGTCTTTTGCTTCGTGTATGCCCGTGAAAAGGTTGCGCCGTGCGTATGCGGTTACAAAGATGCCCCACGGGTAAAACAAGAAACGGTTTTTGCTGGTGTTGTACTTGTATAAAAGTTCTTGTTTTTGTTCGGCTGTCATTGAGTTAATATCCCACTCGCCGTTATATGTAAACTCATCACGCAAAGGGTTGGTGACACTCATACCGTAACAACTGTTTAACATTTCCTTGCTGTTAAGGTATTCCACTTCTTTACCCTCAACGCCTTTTAATTTCGTCTTGCTTTCGTACAAATGCAGGATAGATTTTACAAACGGTGTCGGCAAATAGTCTTTCTTGTAACAATACATTTCACCCACTCGCATACTTTCCCACGTGTAAAAGTTTTTGATTATATTAAAATCCACGTCCGTAACGGTCAGTGCTATTTTTGAAGCCGCCACAATGCGCCCGTTATTCTCGCACGGGTTTTCTTTCACAAAACATTTGCTTGCGGAAATCGGGTTGTCTTGCGTTTCGCTGGCAAATATGCTGGTAAACTCAATATCAAACACGCAACAATACTTTGAAATCAGAAACTCAAATTGCGCCGTATTCTTAACCGTGATTGCAACGCCTTGCGACATCGGGTATTTTTCCGCTATCATTACATACGGGTAACTGCTTGTAAAGTCGTAACTATCCACGTTGCACATTATTTCGTCCGTATATTCGGCGTTTGCGTGTGTAAACCCACCTGCAAAGGCACGTTGTAACATATTAAATTCTTCCATACCCGTAATTTGTAGTTCCTGCATCAGGTTTACATAGTCCCAATTTGTCACGGTCTTTCCTGCATCGCTTTTTTCACGCAAACAATGCGCACGGCAATACTTGCGCACAAACCCCGTCTTTGTTATCGATATGTGCGTTATCCCTTTGCTTTCCTCGATACGTTCTTGTATGTAGCACATCACTACTTTAATATCGTTTATGCAGTAGTGTATTTCCGCATCGGATAGCGGCGTTTCGCTGTGCCTTATTTGCTGGTAGTCCAAATCGCCAACAGCTTTTTCACACTTGTATTTCATAAGTTGTTCACCCAATTTCGCCAACGAATACCCCGAAAGTAAGTAACTGCATCGAAACTCTATGTTACCCGTTGTTATTGCGTATATCGGTTTTCGTAGGTCTATGGAAAACACACGTTTCCACTCAAACCATTTGCGCAAAAACTGAAATTCATACGATAAGTTATGTACAAACACGATAAGGCGTAATTTGTCATTCAGCCCTAAAACCTCGCTTACGGTCTGCATCATCGTAACAAACTCGCCCCACGTGCGCCCCATTATTGTATATCCGTTTATGCCAAACTGCCAAACGTACATTATTGCGGCTTTCTCTAATTTCGCCTTGCGCCCGTTCCTGTCCTGCATACGTTGCATTTGCTCGTATGTGTACGCCCGTCCGTCCTTATCACGGTAAAAACTTGTTGTTTCAATATCAAAGGCGCACGGCACGTTGTAAAACCTTTCTCCCTTGCTGTTTCCGATAATGTTATTTTCATTTACGGCGGCTTTCAGTATTTCGGTTATTTCGGTCGGGCTGTTTATTCTTTCTTGTAACTCAAAAGGTATTTTTTTCATAAACCAAACTTGCCAAAGTTGCGCAAAATGCGCTCTATATCGTTTTGCATATCCTCCATTGCGTCCGCAACTTCATTTGCCTGCCTTTCTATTTCCGCATCAATCGCCCGTGATATGCTTTGCGCTTCACTTTCTATTTGGTTGCTTATATCGCTTGCACTTTGCTCCATTTCGCCCGTGAAATCTTTGTACCGCATCAAATACCGTTCCACGAAATCACTATCCGAAACGCTGTTTAACTTGCCCTGTAAGTTCCTTGCCATAAGGTTGTACTCATCGGGCGTTAAATCGTACATACGTTGCAAGTGTTGCCCGTACTGACTTGCGCCTTGCGCCGTACTGGTCGGCTGGCGTAAAAACGAAATCGCCTTGCCGTACTCAATTTTTAGGGTGTTCCAATCACCTTTCATTGAAAACTTGGTAAACCCTTTTACATCGCCTTTGTTTAACGCTTGCACGGCTGGCGAAAGTTGTCCGCTTTGCTCTATGTTCTGTATGCGGCGGTTTGCCATTTGGAAAACCCTTGCAATCTCTTTTCTATATTCGGGGCTGCTTTCCACGGCTTGCAATATCTCTTTTTTGATTTTCGCCCGTTGGGTTGCTCCAAATACAGACTTTGTAAATTTAATCTTGAAACCTAACTTTGCCATAACGCTGTTATATTAAATAGGGGTTACAAACATTGCAACCCCTATAAAGTTAAACATAAATTTCCAAACTCTTACAAGTCCACAAACGAAATAGAATAACACTTCTTGCCGTGGCTCTCGTACTCGTAAATAGTGTATCCGACTTTGCCGTATTTGATAGTTTGTACCGCCTCATCATCGGCAAGTATTTCACGCACCGTTTCGGCGGTGTGGCTTGGTAGGTTCACCAGCCGTTTGTTTTCCTCATCAATAATTACGGGGCTGTCGCCTAATTGTGATTTGTGGACATAAAGCCCGTTAATTTTGTGTATCACATCTTTACCGCCCTCGTTTTCAGAGTTGAAAATATCGGCTAACTTGGTGTACTGAAAATCGGTTGTGTCAATACCAAACGTGGTCTTGTTAAATTTACTTGCAAAACTTTTCATTGTAGTAATTCTTTTAATTGTTAAACTTGGTGTTAATTGTTATTCGGCTCTCTGTCCTTTCGGTTCACCGTCAAACGGCAAATTTTGTTCGGGGTTGGCTTGCGGCTTCAAGTCCATAAGCCACGCACGAAAGCGGTTTATTTTCATAACTGCCCGTTGGTTGCGGCAAACTTCATTACACGCCATAAGGCTACCCAACGCCGACAAAGCGGCAAACGAAAACTCGTCAAATGCATTTCTTTTTTCTTCCATTGTAGTAAACTTTTAATTGTTAAACATAGACTTTTTGAATTTCAACATACCGTTGTGTTTTACTACCGTTGTATCGGTGGTTACTATCGTTGCCTTGCCCTGTACCGTTGTACTCTTTGTAACGGCACAACCCTGCAAGATTGCAGATAGAAACAACATCGCACCACATACGACAAAAATAGATAAACACATTGCAACTTCTTTGATTGCTTCTTTCGGTTGCTCTCTGAAATGTTGTAGTAACTCTTTCATATTTTCAAATCGTTTAATTGAACACTGCAAAGATACAACTTTTTTCTAACATACAAGCATAAGCGCACAAATTATTTTCGTTTTAACTTTTATTAACTCTTGGTGTTGTGTTCCACGTTAAACAATTTCACGGGCGCACACGCATAACAAAAACCGTGCCAAAGTCGGGCGCAATGTGTTAAATTTTGGTAATTGCGACCCATAGCAAAAAGCGTGCCACAAAGTGTTTATAACTGTTAAAAGTGCGTTGGGAAACGTTAAAAAGGGGTCAGTAGCGTACCTTTAGATCGGAAGAGCACAC